CCATTGAAAAGGACGGAAACCTCACTTTTGATGACAGCGCAGACAGTGAGGTTATCGAAAGACTGCTGCAGCACATCTACGATGAGGGCTTCGACATCGACCAGAGCCATACCGAGGACAAGCCGGAAGAAGAAATCAGCGGCATCTGCATTTCCATGCCTCGTAGCCTTTTCACCGACAGTAACCTGGAGAACCTTAAGGCCATCGTTGCCGCCAAGGGCAGCCTCATCAAGAAGGCACTCGGAGTAGCCGACCTTCCCATTGAGGTAACCGACACCAAGGTTTCCTTTTCCTGGTTTCCCGGCACTCCCACCCCGGAGGAACTCAATGCCTATGACACCTTCATCTGCAAGCTGTGCGAAATGGCCCGCAACCAGAAGCGAGTCAACACCAAGGAAAAAGATGTGAACAATGAGAAATATGCTTTCCGCTGTTTTCTCCTGCGTCTCGGCTTCATCGGTGACGAGTATAAGGTTGCCCGAAAAATCCTGCTCCGCAACCTGACGGGCAGTTCTGCCTTCAGAAGCGGTCAGCGGTCGGAGGTGGAATCATGCGAATAATCTCCAAAGAAGCCTTACAAGCCCTTCGTGAGCGTTTCCCCAAGGGAACACGGGTGGAACTGGTGCAGATGGATGATCCGCAGGCCCCGCCCATTGGAACAAGAGGTACAGTGCGCGGTGTGGATGACATCGGTAGCATCCTGGTTGTCTGGGACAACGGCTGTGGCTTGAATGTAGCCTATGGCGAAGACATTTGCCGAAAGGTGGATGATACCGATGACTGAAGATATTCTGAGTAAGCTGTTCTACGGTCAGATTGACCCTTGGGAGAACAGCCTCCGGGATCGCAAGGAGCAGACACGGCTGAACATGGAAATGTCACAGCTTTGGGAGACTATCGAGAAGAAGGTCGATGGCGAAACCAAAGAACTCCTGGAGCATTACATGGTTCTCCGATCCGATTTGTCCATGCTATATGAATGCGATCACTTCAAGACCGGATTTCAGCTTGGCGTCCAGTTGCTCTTGGCTGCACTTGAGTCCGATGGCGGTAAATAACTACACAATTTATCCAATATGTCGGGCGAATGATTGTGTACTATATTATTGCTAAAAGACTGGATATAGTGTGCTTTTAGAGGTAATATGTGTCACACCGAAAGGAAAAAACACATTTTACGGAGGAACAACACCATGAAGAAAATCGACCTTTTTGAAAGAGCCATTGCAGAGAAGGCAGGCAGCCTCAAGGACTGGGGCATCAACAGCACCGCATTCTGGGCATACCGCAAGAGCATTGATGCTGGCAACGACCTCATCGACTTCTCCGAGGTCATTTGGGATGATGACATTGATGCAATCGTTCAGACCTTCACCGACAGCGGTATTACCGAGTTCACCATCAGCAGCACCTTCTCCGGTCTGATTCCCACTCTGGCAGCCTTTGACAAGCATGGCTTCAAGATGGCGGGTATCACCGAGGTCAACGCAAGCTACACAGATTGGCAGACCGGCAAGCACGCCAAGATTCCTGCAATCCGCATGGAGCGCAACTAAGGAGTGGCACAGAATCAGCCAAAACTTATAACCCACGCTAATTAAATAGCCCTGGGACTGAGCCGAGAGGCTCTGTTCCTCGTATATGACGGTCGCACCGATTACGGTGGCGGCTATTTTTTATACCCTTTTTGAGGAGGTGACCGCATATCAGAAAGCTAAAAAAGTACAAACCGACTAAGTTCATGGCGAAAGGTTCCTACTATGATAAGGATGCCGCCGACTATGCGGTAGCCTTTATCGAGTCCCTCTGTCACACCAAAGGCACCTGGGCAAGAAAGCCCTTTGAACTAATTGACTGGCAGGAGCAAATCATCCGAGATATTTTCGGAACGCTGAAGCCAAACGGCTACCGTCAGTTCAATACCGCATACATCGAAATCCCAAAGAAACAGGGTAAGTCGGAACTTGCTGCTGCCGTGGCTCTTCTTCTAACTTGTGGTGATGGCGAGGAACGTGCCGAGGTTTACGGCTGTGCTGCCGACCGACAGCAGGCATCCATCGTTTTCAACGTTGCCGCCGATATGGTAAGAATGTGTCCGGCTCTTGCTAAGAGGGTCAAAATCCTCGATTCGCAGAAAAGGCTCATCTACTTACCCACAGGCAGTATCTACCAAGTGCTTTCCGCTGATGTTGGCAACAAGCACGGCTTCAATACCCACGGTGTTGTTTTCGATGAGTTGCACACGCAGCCGAACAGAAAGCTGTTTGATGTTATGACCAAGGGCTCCGGCGATGCCCGTATGCAACCGTTGTATTTCCTCATTACCACGGCAGGCAACGATACCAAGTCCATCTGCTATGAGATCCACCAGAAAGCAAAGGATATCATTGAAGGCAGAAAAATCGACCACACCTTTTATCCCGTTATCTACGGTGCTGATGAAGGTGATGATTGGACAGACCCCGCCACTTGGAAGAAGGCAAATCCCTCCCTCGGTATCACAGTTGGCATCGACAAGGTCAAGGATGCCTGTGAGTCTGCCAAGCAGAACCCCGGCGAAGAGAACGCCTTCAGACAGCTTCGTTTGAACCAATGGGTCAAACAGGCTGTGCGTTGGATGCCGATGGAGCGTTGGGACAAATGTGCCTTTGCTACCTCGGAGGACGATTTGGAAGGCCGTGTCTGCTACGGCGGTCTTGACCTTTCTTCCACCACGGATATTACAGCCTTTGTGCTTGTATTCCCACCGCAGGATGAAGACGATAAATACATGGTTCTGCCGTACTTCTGGATACCGGAAGATAACCTCGATCTGCGTGTGCGCCGCGACCATGTTCCATACGATGTGTGGGAGCGTCAAGGCTACCTGCAGACCACTGAGGGCAATGTGGTTCACTACGGCTACATCGAAAAATTCATCGAGCGCCTGGGTGAACGATACAACATCCGTGAGATTGCCTTTGACCGTTGGGGCGCTGTGCAGATGGTGCAGAACCTTGAGGGGATGGGTTTCACGGTAGTTCCTTTTGGGCAAGGATTTAAGGATATGTCCCCGCCCACCAAGGAACTTATGAAATTGGTGTTGGAAGAAAAAATCGCCCACGGTGGGCATCCCGTTCTCCGTTGGATGATGGACAATATCTTCATCCGTACTGACCCGGCGGGAAACATCAAACCGGACAAAGAAAAATCCACAGAGAAAATCGACGGTGCGGTTGCCACCATTATGGCGCTCGACCGTGCGATCCGCTGTGGTAACGATACCACTGCTTCGGTTTATGATGACCGAGGCATTTTGTTTATATGATTGCAGCCGCATATAACCAAGTGCGGTTTGCGATCGTGTTTGACGCACCTCTGTCATACATGATTGCTAACTCTTTGCTGTTTGCAGTACAAATATAATTTTTTCACGGCTAAATACATACTGCACTTTCTTTGCTATAATGGTGTCAAAGAGAAAAAACAGGAGGAATCAAGATGGCAGAAATAACACTTCAAAACATCCATGATTGTTATGCATACGGAAAGCGGGTAGCCGAGGGAGAAATCGACATCGGCACTGCCTCCATGAACATTGCCCGTACAGGCATGGATAAGGGATCAGCACAAATCTATCTCAGATGTGTCCGTGCAATGATTCGCGGCGAAAGATATACCGGCACAGTTAAAGAAATTGCTGTGTCTCATTACTTAACCGCTATCATGTCCGACTACGGATTTGATGGTCTGCGTAAAGCATTGGAATCATTACGGCTGCACCTGGAGTACCAAAAGAAGTACCAAACTCTGGCAGGACTCAAGCAGATCTATGACGAGTTCATGGATGTGCTACCATAACATCAATTTTTATAGCTAAGCATCTATCGGAAACGGTAGGTGCTTTTCTTATGCTCATTTTTCAGGAAGGAGTGTGATTTTTATGAGTATATTCAGCGGCCTATTTCGTTCCAGAGATAAGCCCACCAATGCAACCTCCGGCAGTTCCTACCGCTTTTTCATGGGCGGCAGCACTTCCGGCAAAAATGTGACGGAACGCTCTGCGATGCAGATGACCGCAGTTTACTCCTGCGTGAGGATTCTTGCAGAGGCTGTGGCAGGACTCCCTTTGCACCTTTACCGATACACCGATAAAGGCGGCAAGGAAAAAGCCATCGACAGTCCTTTGTATTTTCTGCTCCACGATGAGCCGAACCCGGAAATGACCTCATTCGTATTCCGTGAAACCTTGATGACCCACCTTCTTCTGTGGGGCAATGCCTATGCGCAGATTATCCGCAATGGCAAAAACGAGGTCATTGCGCTGTATCCGCTGATGCCCAATCGCATGACGGTGGACAGAGACGAACACGGTCAGCTTTATTACCAGTACAACACCAGCAAAGATGACGCACCGACCATGAAAGGCAGCATCGTCAATCTGAAACCTACGGATGTGCTTCATGTTCCCGGTCTTGGTTTTGACGGTCTGGTGGGCTACAGCCCCATTGCGATGGCAAAGAACGCTATCGGTATGGCAATTGCCTGCGAGGAGTATGGTGCCAAGTTCTTCGCCAACGGTGCCACTCCCGGCGGTATCCTGGAGCATCCCGGCACCGTCAAAGACCCATCCCGTGTAAGAGAAAGCTGGAACTCTGCTTTCGGCGGTAGTTCCAATGCCAATAAGGTGGCAGTCTTGGAGGAAGGTATGAAATACACGCCTATCTCCATCTCCCCGGAACAGGCTCAGTTTCTGGAAACACGTAAATTCCAAATCAATGAAATTGCTCGAATTTTCCGAGTCCCGCCCCACATGGTCGGTGATTTGGAAAAGTCGAGCTTTTCTAATATTGAGCAGCAGTCCCTTGAGTTTGTGAAATACACCCTTGAGCCGTGGCTGGTGCGTTGGGAACAGGCTATGGTCCGTTCCTTAATCTCTCCGACCGATAAGAACCGCTACTTTATCAAGTTCAATGTGGACGGTCTGCTTCGTGGCGATTACCAAAGCCGTATGAACGGTTATGCCACTGCCAGACAGAACGGTTGGATGAGCGCAAACGATATCCGTGAACTTGAAAATCTCGACCTTATTCCTCCCGAAGCCGGTGGTGACCTCTACCTCATCAACGGCAATATGACCAAGTTGGAGGATGCAGGAATATTTGCGGCTTCATCTGCCGCTGACGGAAAGGAGGACAAATCTGATGAAGAAGTTTTGGAACTGGAAAAACCAGGCGACCCCGGAGGCACCGGAGAGGACGCTGTTTCTCAACGGGACAATCGCAGAGGAAAGCTGGTTTGACGATGATGTGACCCCTCAGCTTTTTAAGGACGAACTGAATGCAGGCACAGGAGATATCACGGTCTGGATTAACTCTCCCGGCGGTGACTGCGTGGCTGCGGCACAAATCTACAATATGCTGATGGATTACAAGGGCAACGTCACCGTGAAAATCGATGGCATTGCCGCAAGTGCCGCCTCTGTCATTGCAATGGCAGGCACAAAGGTTTTGATGTCCCCGGTATCCATGATGATGATCCACAACCCCATGACGGTTGCCTTTGGTAATACTGCGGAAATGCAGAAAGCCATCGATATGCTGTCCGAGGTCAAGGAATCCATCATCAATGCCTATGAAATCAAGACCGGAATGTCCCGCACGAAGCTGGCACATCTGATGGACGCAGAAACCT